ACAGTAGTACGTCCTGAAAGGAAATTAACAAGATCTAACAGAGACACTTTATACGAAGCAAATGTAAACCCAATTGCTAGTTTCCCTGCAAATGGAACGGTAGTATTTGGTCAAAAAACATTACAAAAGAAAGCATCTGCACTTGATCGTGTAAATGTTAGAAGGTTGTTGATTGCCCTTAAGAGCTATATTGGTCAAGTTGCTAATAATTTAGTATTTGAACAAAATTCAATCGCTACACGAAACAGCTTCTTAGCTCAAGTAAATCCATACATGGAAAGCGTACAACAAAGACAAGGTGTCTATGCGTTTAAAGTGGTAATGGACGACTCAAACAACACACCAGATGTAATCGATAGAAATCAATTGGTAGGTCAGATATTCTTACAACCAACAAGAACAGCTGAATTTATTATCTTAGATTTCAACGTGTTACCAACTGGAGCTGAATTCCCAGCATAATAAAAATTAGAAATAGTAATATTTATTAACAAACATAACAATGGCAGTATTAGATCCAAACGAAATATTTTTCACCCCATTTGAACCAAAACAACAAAATAGATTTGTTTTGTATGTAGATGGATTTCCCGCTTACCTTATTAAAGGATTAGGTGCAATAACAGTATCCCAAAACCCCGTAGTTTTAAACCATATTAATATCCAAAGATATGTTAAAGGCAAAACTACTTGGGGTACAATAGCATTAACCTTATATGATGCTATCACTCCTTCAGGAGCTCAATCTATAATGGAATGGGTAAGATTGCACCACGAATCAGTAACTGGCAGAGACGGTTACTCTGATTTCTACAAAAAGGATTTAACAGTAAATATTTTAGGTCCTGTTGGTGATGTAGTTTCTGAATGGATTATAAAGGGTGCTTTAATTCAGGAAGCTTCATTTGGTGATTATAGCTATGAAAACGATGGTGTTGTTGAAATTTCAATGACAGTACAACCTGATTATTGCGTATTGAACTTCTAATACAAACTAAATATTATAAAAAGAAAGGCGTACTTCGGTACGCCTTCCTTATTTTTTAGATATTTATATCAAACAAATAAAGTTATTAATAAATGAGTGAATTTAAAATTCCAACCGAAGTTGTAGAGTTACCTTCAAAAGGTTTACTTTACCCTAAAGACAATCCTCTTTCTTCTGGCACTATTGAAATGAAGTATATGACTGCTAGAGAAGAAGATATTTTAACAAATCAAAATTACATTAAACAAGGAATTGTAATTGATAAATTGTTAGAATCTTTAATTACATCTAAAATTAATTTTAATGATCTTTTAATAGGAGATAAAAATGCTATTATGATAGCAGCTCGTATTTTATCTTATGGTAAAGATTATGAATTTGAATATGATGGAATTACACAAAATATAGATCTTTCTACTTTAGAACCTAACCCACTTCATGAATCTATTGTAGAAGGATCTACTAATAATTTTTCTTTTACCCTACCCCACTCAGGAAATGTAGTAACCTTTAAACTTTTAACTCAAGGAGATGATAGAAAAATTGAAAAAGAACTTAAAGGGTTAAAAAAAATAAACAAAGATAAAACTAGTGATGTAACTGTAAGATTAAGTAACATTATTACTTCAATAAATGGTTCTGAAGATCCTAAAGAAATACGAGATTTTGTTAGCAATTACTTCCTAGCTAAAGACGCCAGAGAATTTAGATTATACTACAGTGAAGTATCTCCTGACATTAATATGGAAGTATTACTCGAAACTGAAGATGGTGGCGGGGAGACCACTACCCTCCCCGTAGGGGTTAACTTTTTTTGGCCTGACGCCTGAGTATAGAAAATATATTTTCCAACAACTTCATGAAATAGTTTTTTATGGTAATGGGGGTTATAGTTGGGGAGAAGTGTATAATATGCCTATTTGGCTAAGGAATTTTATTTTTAAAAGTATTAAAGAATATCACGAAAAGGATAACTCAAATTCTCAAAATGAACAAACTTGGTTAAAAGGTGAAGCAGTACAAGCTGCTAAAGAACAAATATCAAATCTTAGACGTTCAAATTATAAAACAGGGGTATCAAAAAAATGATACCCCTTAATATTTATAACAAAATTATCTAAATGGCTTCACCCGAAGAGTTAAAAAAATCACAACAAGAATTAGAACTCCTTAATCAACTAGGGGCTGATCTTAAAGTAACTTTTTTAGATATTGAAAGTGCTATAAGAAATGCATCAAAGGAAAATAAGGATTTCGCAAATGAATTTAAAACGTCAGCAGACTTATCAAGAGATTTATCTAAATCTGCTCAAGAATTAGCAGGTTTTACTGCCGAACAACTTTATAATGAAAAAGAAGTCAAGAAGTTTAGACAAAAGAATTTAGAACTAACAAAAAAACGAGCTACTTTAGATGCCCAAATATTTAACTTAAGAGTAAAGCTAAATAATGCTGGCGAAAAGGAAGTTAATTTAATAAAAAAAGTTTTAGAAAATTTACAAAACGAAAAAGAAGCAGTTAATTCAATCCAAAGAGGATTTGAAGATGTACTTGCTACCCAAAAAGATATAGAAAAATCAGATCCTTTTAAAGGTATTTCTGATTTAATAGGAGAGATACCTGTTTTAAATAAAGTATTTCCTGAATTTAAAAAAGCTTCTGAGACATATAGAAAAAATATGTCGGAAGGGGCTAGTAAAACTAAAGCTGCTGCAAAAGCAGCTGAACAACTATCAGCAGTTGTTGCTAAACTTACTTTAGGATTCCTTATAGGAGGACTTAAGGATTTTGACGAACGTACAGTATCAGTTGGTAGGAATCTCAATAGAAGTAGAACAGAATCAGATGCTTTAGTTAAAAATGCTAATGCTTTTGCTAAAGCTAATAAAATAGCAGGAGTTACTGGAAAAGATATTACTAATTCTCAAATAGCTTTTTCCAATGCTTTAGGCACTAGTGCAACTTTAAGTAATGAAATAGCTGCTAATTTTTCTAATTTACAAACCAAATTAGGCCTTTCAGTTGAACAAGCTACTGAATTTACTAAATTAAACATAGCATCTGGAAAAGATTCCCGAGAGCAAACTCAAAATTTAATAGGACAAGTACAAGTTTTAAATGCTCAAAATGATTCGGCAATTAAGTACCAAGATGTTTTAAAAGATATAACAGGAGCTAGTAAAGCAACTTTATTAAGCATTCAAGGTCAAGGAAAAAGCTTAGCTCAAGCTGCTTTTGAAGCTAGAAAAATGGGTATGTCTTTAAACCAAATGGAAGGCATAGCAGGTAATTTACTTGATTTTGAAAGTTCTATAGCAGCTGAATTAGAAGCAGAATTATTAACAGGTAAAGAACTCAATCTAGAAAAAGCTAGACAAGCTGCCCTTGACGGTGACATGGCTACACTCTCAGCAGAAATTGCTAAAAATGTAGGTTCAGCTGAGGAATTTGGAAAAATGAATAGAATTCAACAAGAAGCAGTTGCTAAAGCCCTTGGAATGCAGAGGGAAGATTTAGCAAAAGCTTTAGTTGAACAGGAGGCTTTAAAAAATATGGGGGTTGAAAATACTGAAGATTTAAATGCAAAAGTTAAACTACAGTTAAAAGAAATAGAAAATATAAAAGATGCTGAAGAAAGAGAAGCAGCTAGGGCAGCATTAATTAAAAAATTAGGTAGCGATGAATTAGTACAACAAGAAGAAAATAGAACATTGCAGGAAAGGCAAGCAGAATTAACTCAAAAAATGTTAGAAGCCTTTGATAAATTTTCTCCTCTTCTTGAAAAAATAGCAGGTATTATGGAAATTATGGTAAATCATATTGATACCATCTTTAAAGCTATGATGTTAATTACTGGTGCTAACATTTTAGGTAAATTTAAAAACATGGGGAAAATCTTTGATAAAATGAAAAATGCTTCCTCTGTTATGTCTAAAAATGTTACTAAGGCTACTATGAAAGCAACAGGCAAACAAGTTTCAGGAGCAGCAGCTCAATCTGCTGTAAAAGCAGGTACGGCTACCGCTACAGGTGTTAAACAAGGAGGGGGTTTATTTGGAGGTTTAATGAAAAAGGCAACTAATTTTGCATCCGGAGTTTCTAATACTTTAGGTAAACTTAATCCTATGAATGCTATTAAAAAGTTTTTAGGAAGTACTTCGGGACTTGGTAAACTTCTTAAAAGAATTCCAATTTTAGGCTCTATTATTGGAGGGGCTATAGCAATATCAGAAACCAAATCAGCTGCAGGTAGTGGTGCAGACGCTCAAGAAGTAGGTAAATCAACCCTTAAAGCTTTAGGAGGATTAGGAGGAGGAATTATAGGAGGTATATTAGGAAGTCTCATACCCGTACCAGGAGTAGGTACGATTTTAGGTGGTATAGCAGGTGATGCTTTAGGTAGATGGGTAGCGGGTTTAATTGCTGATAATATGGATGTTTCAAAAATAGGTCAATTAGCTATTGATACATTTGGAGGAGAAAAAGGAGGAGATACAGCAGCTGACTTTATCTCACGCCCCGGTCAACCTATTCAAAAATTCCGTAAAGACGATATTATTATAGGAGGTACTAGTTTAGGAGGTGGGGGTGATGGAGAAGTAGTAACCTTACTTAAGGAACTTGTAGCCGCTGTTAAAACTGGTGGTGATGTGTATATGGATTCTACAAAAGTAGGAACTGCTTTAACAGTAGGTTCATACAAATTACAATAATTTTTAATATTTATAAACAAAAATAACTATGGCACTATTAGACAAATACAACCAAGGAGGCTCTACATTATCGGGTCCCCAATCCCCTAAAACTCCTGTAGGGGCAACAAAACAATCTAAACTACACGATGAGTATTCCTTAAATGGAAATCCTAACGTAGAATTTCCTAATCCTTTTTTAAAACTTAAACCTAGTCCTTCTGGTTTAGATTTAAATGGAACTTCTCCTAATGGATCTTTAAGTGATTCTAAATATGGGGTATTAAATACTACTTTTAAAAAAGGAACATATAAAGATAACCTTCCTGAAGGAGCTTCATTCTAATAAATGGCGCTAATTGACCTTAAAACAGATCTTAAGTCCCTTAAATATGGGCTTGATAGACGTGGTATGGGAAGTAGTAAAGAACCCTTTATTACTAAAGCTATCCCCGAAGGGGATACCCCTGGTGCTACGCTAGATTATGCTTTAAGGCAAGGAGCCCTTTCCTCTGTTCAAGATGATAAGTCTAGACTTACCAAACTTCTTTTAGGAGGTGACCCTAGAGGAAATAAATTTATATCCACTACAAACTTACTCTCCAGAAACTCAGTTAAAACTGAAGCTACTAAAGGATCTGCTTATGCTTTTGGAACAGTAAATCAAGGTGTTTATGCTCCTACTAGTACTATTGCACAAACTTTAGCAGGTATAGGAGGAGGTCATTTAAATTTATTAGGAATAAACCCCGCTAAACCTTTAGCAGGGGTTAGTGATAGTGGCAATTTATTTGAAATTGGTGCTTTAAATCGTTATGAAGATGTTGTTAAAGCAAATAACACCTCTGATAATTCCTCAGCTAATCGATTAGTTTCTTTATATGATAATAAAATTAGAGGGGTTACTTCAACTCTTAACCCCCTTGTTTCTTCTGACCCTAATTTTATATTACAATATGGTGGCGGTCCTAATTCTGTGTTAGGAGTAGGAAAAACTAGAACAAAAAGAGCTACAACTACTAAAACCCTAAAAACTGCCTATAAAAATTCTGGTGGGGATGATCTTGCTTATAATACTAATAAAACATTTGATGGGGAAACTTATGGTAGACAGTATAAAGCTAACCCTAATTTTACAAGATATCGTTATGGGGGCATAAGCAGTGAAGGAGATTATGCTGATGATAGATTTAATAATCAACAAACAAATACCCTTAATAATACCACAGAATTAGAAGGGGCAGCTATAGGAGAAGAACAATTATTTAAATTTTACCTCCAATTCATTTCTCCACCTTCAGATTCAACTACAACAGAATTAATTAGTGAATATCTTTATTGGCAAGCTTACGTAGATAATTTTAGTGATCAAATAGGAGCTAAATATGATTCATATAATTATGTAGGTAGGGGTTATCCTTTATACAAGTATGATAGCTTTTCTCGAAAAATAGGATTAGATTTTACTATAGTAGGTCATACCCCTGATCAATTACTTTCTGTATATAAAAAATTAAATCAATTAATCCAATTTATGGCTCCTAACTATAGTAATAGTGGTCATATACGCGGAAATTTTGTTAAATTAACATTTGGAGATTATCTTAATAGTGTTCCGGGTATAATTGAAGGTTTTTCGTTATCTCCAATATTTGAAGCTGGTTTTGATATAGGTGTTGGGGAGAATACTTCGGAAAAACAACTTCCTAAAGCCATTAAAGTAAGTGGGTTTAGCTTTACTCCAATTGCTGATAATAATAATTCAATTATCTCTAGTAATTCTACTTTTATTAATGTTTAATGAATAGATATAGTAACATACCTAAGTTTACTACTCTTAAAGGGAAAAGATATTATGCTAATGTAAAATATCCCGATATTCCTTTTAACGATAACGATTTTTATGTTATAGCACAACAGGGAGATAGATATGATACTTTAGCTAACCAATACTATGGAGACTATACTTTGTGGTGGATAATTTCTTTAGCCAACCCCCAGTTAAAAACTAATAGTATTTATCCTACTGAAGGATACCAAATTCGTATACCTGCTAATACCTCAGACATAATAGCAGCTTATAATCTTTTAAATGAATAAGTTATGGGAAAAATTATTGGAGAAGTATTTAAGGATTATGTAAAAAATCAAATTGACACTCGCCAAGAAAAATTAGGAGAGCTTCAACATGACGATAACTTTCATTTATGGACCATTGGTTCTAAACCCTGGATAAGAGTATGTTCATCTGTTAATGTTGATGAAACTAAATTAGCAGAGTTAGGATTACCTTCTACTTATAACGGTAATGAATTAGCTAAAAAGTACATTTTATACGGAGGTGTAAGTAGTTTAGATGAAAACAACCAGTTAAAACTTAAAGGAGGACTAGCATCTAATTTTAATTCTACAGATTTAAACACTTTTAATGCTTATGGCTTTAATTCATCTCCCGAATTTGGGTTTTCTCCTATGCCTTCTGTTACAAGTATTAATATAACACCTCAAAATAGAGGTTCTTTAACTAAAGCATCAATTAAAATTAATTGTCATAATGTTGATCAATTCAATATAATAGAAACCCTTTATTTAAGATTAAAATATACTATTTTAATAGAATGGGGGCATTCAGTTTATTATAATAATGATGGGGAATTAATAACAACTCCGACAGATACAGTCTTTACAAAATTTTTAAATAATGAAAAAGGAAGATTTACACGATTAAAAGAAATTGAAGAAACAAGAAAAAATTCTTGTGGTAACTATGATGGGTTTATGGGGTGGGTAACTAACTTTAGTTGGGCTTTTAATGAACATGGGGGGTATGATGTAGAATTAGATGCTATAACATATGGAGATGTAATTGAATCTTTAAAAGCTCCCGTATCATACCCCAATGCTAAAAATACTATTCAAGGAATTCCAACTATAGCATCTTTCCCCCCTACTAATCCTAGTGTAGGAACCCAAACTGTTTTAGGAAAAGTTTTAGATGAATTTAAAGAAACTATGTCTACCATTGGGGGCAATATAAACGGTAAAGACATCACAGCAACTCAAATAAATACTACTTACAAATTAGGAATTAACAAGGTTCAAAATAAAGGAGATGTAGTAGACAACGAAGTTATCCAAGTTATTGAAAGAACTACTGATATTGGTGTTGAACCTTTTTATTATCTAAAATTAGGTACTCTTTTAAGGATACTCCAAAATCTATGTTTTTTAAATGATGGAGATGGAGACAGTATTTGCCAATTTGATATAGATTATAGTAATACTTATTGCTTTAACCCTTCAAAACTTGCTTTGTCTTTAAACCCCCAAATTTGTTTAATTCCTTCTAAAATCCCACCTATTATCAATACATGGGAGGATTACATTTATGATACATCATTTTTAAATGAGGAAGATGAATTAAAAAGTAAAACCCTTCACATTTATCTTAATTTTAATTTTGTTTTAGATTGCTTAAACAAAAACATTAATACCCAGGATAATATTTTAAGTGTAAATGATTTTTTGTCTTCTATTTTTACAGGAATTAATAATTCTTTAGGTAATGTTACTAATCTTTCTCTTACATATGATGATATTCAAAATAAGTATTTTGTAATAGATGAAAATCTTCCTGTACCTGAAAGTACACCTACAAAATTTAATATAATTAAACTAAAGGAAGGAAGTGGAAGTTTTATTACAAAAAGTTCTATTAAATCTCTTTTATCTCCTAATTTTGCTAAACAAATTGCAATCGGGGCCCAAGCTTCTAATAGTGGTAATGTTGATAATGAATCTTTGGCTTTTTCTAATTGGAACAAAGGTTTAGAAGATAGAATTATTCCTTCAAAAACTACTTCTGAAAACCCTTCTTCTACTACTCAAAAAGAATTTGAAAATAATTATTCTGAATTAACAATAGCTATAGATAATAAATACCTTAGAGAAGGCATAGAGGGATTAAAACCTACCTATTTAAATGTAGTAAAATTATCAAGTCCTAGCAAAGTATTTTCTTCTTTTATACCTATAGACCTTTCATTAGAAATGAAAGGACTCTCAGGAATGAAAATTTTTCAAAAATATTCAATTATAGATAAATATTTACCTCAAAATTATAGAAATAATATTGAATTTATTATAAAAGGAATAACTCACTCTATAAATGAAAAAGAATGGACTACTACTATAAATGGCCTTTCTATACCTAAACCTAAAAGTAGTACTTCTTATAAAATACCTGATAATCCACCACCTCCCGCTGATAAGGGTGATGGAATACAATCCCTTACCCCTGGTGTAATTAGGTTAAGATTAACTCGATTAGTAGATGATGGTACTAGTACAGTAGGTTATATGGAAATTTTTGATGAAAACGGTACTAGAGTTCAAGTTGTATCCACATTAGAAAGATCTTGGACAAATAATACAAAATCTGAGAGTAGTATCCCAAGAGGTACTTGGGTTGCAAAATCAGATAATGGTAGCAAAGCAACCCACCAACCTACATTTAGAATTGGACTAATGAGAGAGGATGGAACTTTTACTCAAAGTTGGAGTTACAATAATATTAAACGAAATGGAATTTTAATCCATGGTGGGACTTGGCTTCCTGAACATTCACAAGGATGTATTCTTGTAGGAATAGGTATAAAAATAAGAAATAATGGTGTAGGCGAAGGAAAAATAAATTCATACAAAAACCAACCTACAAATATAGATACTGGCAAAGGAAAAAGTAGGATATTTGGAAGTACGTATAATTTGTGGCAAAAATTAGGAAATTTATACGGAATGGAAATAGTAAATGCCGGTGGTGTAGCAGATGGGGCATTACCTAAAGAATTTACTAATTTAACAAAAGCTGAACTCGAAAGAGTAGGACTTACTGTAGATTGGAACCCACCTGGAAGATCTTAAAATTTTATAACATATGCCTTACGTTCCTAAAAATAGAATTCAAACTAACTTATACACAGCAGGGGGTGAACTTCGTATTAAAGGAAATATTTCTAGCTACATAGGCTATTATTATAAAATTTATACCGGAAAATTTTTTACAGGCAAAAATCCTAGTAACCCCCCTAATTTTGAACTAGAACCTATTCCCGGAGATTCCCCTCAAAATGGGCCTATTAATTTTTACGCTGGAGGGTTAACTAGTGATTTTTCTCCTTCTATAAATCAAAAAACTATAGATGATGAAACTGCTAATATTTATAATTTTTTAAAACCTTTAGGTAAAGATTACATCCCAATCCCACAGTTATTTTATACTGAACCTACACAAAGTGATTACCAATTAGGTGAATTTCAAAGGTATTTTTGCAAAAAAAGAAATGAATTTATTTATTTAGAAATTTCTAAATCTGATTATAGTAAATTAGTCAAACAAGATTCTGCTATTGATTTTATAAATTGGGCTCCTTTTAGTATACCTTGGACTTTAACTGGTGGTGAAAGCCAAGTATATAATACTAATAAAAACATAGTTTTATTAGAAGAAAAAAATAAAAAATTTTATGGTTTTAGAAAATACCTTCGTGAGGATTATTTGAGATACTATAAATCTTGAATATTTATAACGAAGAACCACTAGTTTATGGCTGAAAAAACAAGAATAGATTTAGGCTTTCCCTCATTATTTGCTTCTCTATCATTTGATAGTTCAAGTATTACTGATGGGGTAGTAATGTATGATTCTTCTAGCCAAAAGCTTTACTATACGGGTAGCTATGGCGGAGGAGGAGGGGGAGGAGGCTCTACCACTTCGGGCACTTCAGGTATATCGGGCACTTCAGGCATTTCAGGTACGAGTGGCACCTCAGGACAAAGTAATATAACACTATCAGTATCTACAGGTTCCCAATTTCTTACTAATATAGGAACTCTAGAATTTTCAGGTAGTGGGATAGAAATTTCAGTAGTTACTCCAACTACTGCTTCTATTACTATAGAAGGAGGTAGTGGTATTTTTAAGGAAACAGGTTCATTTTATGCTACTACAAATACACTACAAGTTACAGGTTCTACCCTTCAAAGTGCTCCGGGAGATGGGTTTGGTACTTCCTCTATAAGTACTGGGGATTATGCTTTTTTAGTTAGTGAATCTATCTATTCACATAACCATAACGTAGGATATCCTAAAAGTAATGCTTGGGATGAAAATTTAGAGGGATCCTATTTTGAAAACTTTAATGCTAACACTAATACATCAGAAGTTTTAAGATTTATAGCTGGTTTATTAAGTGCTTCTGCTCCTTCTCCCCAACCTAACACTAAATATTATAGTAATATATCTGAAGTAATTAGTAATAATAGTAATAGTTCAATTTTATTTCGAACATATGGAAGGGTACCTGCAGAATCTACAAATGGTGTAGTCAATTATATAGTAGATAAAGGCTTTTCTACTATGGGAAATTACTTTTTCCAAGGATTGGGTAATGTATATGTTGATGATGGTTATAATATTAAATACTCCTCAGTAGCAGCAGGAGATACCACAGTTTCATCATCAAATGATGATCAATTATTTGGATTAGGAAATCAGGAGGATTATTTTTACGTTTCTGCTTCTCAAAATTGGTGGTTTTCTAGCGGTAGCAATAAAATCGAAACAGCTACTAGTTCTAGTGAAACTACTTTATCTAAAAAAGGAGAAGGAACTTTAAATGGTTTAACTATAGGAAATATAAATACTGCAAACCCATCAGTTATCCCTCCTGTTTATCAGGATGGTAAATTTGTAGAAATAGTTCAAGCTAACTTATATAATGGGGGGATAAGTCTTACTAATGTAACAGAATCTATTGGATATTATAGAATAACTTCCTCAATAGCTATAGCTTCATCCTCTACTTCTAATCCTGATATATCAGCATATTCAACTTTTTATACACAACAGGAGGAAATATTATATGCCCCTTTTATTTATATTTATAATGCTACTTTACCTAGCAGTACTGTAGCAGAAGGTTATGGATTTAGTGGTGCCCTTACAGCTACCTCCCGATCACTTTCAGGAGCTCCATATTTAACAAATGCTACGTGGTATGCTTCATCTTCACTTTTAAACTTATGTGATCCTTTATATTGGAGCCCTGAAAGTAATCAAGGTATTATTGCCCAATATGCTCTTAGTGCAGGTACTGGTGAAAGCACTACAGATGTAGTTATAAATAATCCTCTTGGTGGGAGGTATGATGTAAAAATGTATTCCAACGGGAAAATTGTTTATTCAAATACCTTTTTTACCCCTAGTGGGACTGCGATTGCTGTTAATACCTATCCTTCTGAATCTAGTATAGTCCACCTTACAGGAAGTATAACTTTTGCTCCTAGTAATGGGTATACTAATATAGGTTCTACTTCTGAAACTCCTACTGGTTTTAAAATGATAAAACAGTTTAGAGATCAAAACGATACATCCCTCCAAACCCTCCCTGGAACTATATCATTTGATTATCATGAAGAAGGAACATTTGGCCAACCTTCAGCTTCAGGTAGTTTAGCTTTTTATGGAGGTACTCAAGGATACGAGACCTCTACATTAACAGGAGGTACTGAATCCTTTGTAGGAGAAAATTATAGAATTAAAATAACCAATCCTTGCCTTTCAGGTTCATATGATAATGGAGATAAGTTTACTACAGGTTCATATAGTGTCTATAATTTAGCTAAATATGATTTGCAGGTAAAACCTGGCTATTTAGTAAAAGCAGGAGGTACATATGGATACTGGTTAAATGAACATTCTACTTCTACAAGTGGTTATAAATATTACGCACGAGCTTTCAAAGACAATTCAGGTGTACCTAAATCTAGTATTGATATAGATGTAGGTAAAACCTTAGTTAACTGGAATTCTACCTCAAATGGAGTAGCTGTAGCTTTAATACTTGAATCTGCAGGAGCTTCTAATTTTTCTACTCCTACTATTTTTGATATATCATTTATAGCAGGAGGTAATGTAATAGCTTCTAATCAGGGTAATGATGATCAATTAAATCCTTTTACTTCTAACATAGATATATTAGGAAATACTAATGGTGGTAGTATTACAGATACTTCTTATAGAGTACCTTTAATCTCGGCTTTAAATATGAGTTTAAATAGTTCTAATCCCAATATTATAATTTTAATTAGATATAAAGGAGATCCTTCTCCTGTTGAAGATATATCGGTTACATATAACAATTAATTAATATTTATAATATATGGCTACTTTTAATAAAGATACTAAATCTAATAGACTACTTCAAAGTTTAAGGTATACTATTGCTGACACTGATAGCCAAGAAGCTTTTTCAAGGGTACTAGATTTAAACACTTCCGAAATCTATACTCAACAAGGTTTACTCCCTACTAGTTCTCTACCCTACTCAGCGAGTAGTCAAGATAGAGAAATAGTTTCTAGCAGTATAGCTGATCCTAGCTTTACTCCTGAAGTTGCAATAGCTATATATTATTATAGATTAGAACTTACCCCTGGTGAAATCCAAACCTCAAACAAATATCAAACTTGGTTTACTCTTGATCCAGCATCTTCTACTGTAGACCCCCAAATTATTAGCGGATCTCAATTAACTAATTGGATTTCAAATAAATATATTGATCCTACAACCCCAACATTAAGAGCTGAGGATAACCCCCCAGGATATAATATAGTTTTATCAAAAGGAGCTACCCAAGGAGATGCTATAGCTGTTGGGGTAAACGATTATCAATTTGATTATAAAACTGGTATTATACAATTTGTAAGTACAGATGTTGCTCCTAGTACTAGTGATAAATTATGGTTATCGGGTTACAGATACTTAGGGGAAACCTTAGATGAATCAAATTTAGCTGGCACCTCAGGTACTTCAGGTACTAGTGGTACAACAGGTACTTCAGGAACAACAGGCACTTCAGGCACTTCAGGTGTAACAGGCACTTCAGGCACATCTGGTACTTCAGGAACTACAGGTACATCAGGTACTAGTGGCACCT